CTACTCGTCGTAATCCTAGCCGTATGACCGAAGGTGTAGAAGGTCCAGGATACAAGCACGGTGGTAAGGTTCACCACATTTCTGGTCATCCAGTAGGTTCACACGCTCACCACAAAGCTATGGCTAAGCACCACGCTGCTAAGCACAAAGAAGGCGGTTCTGCGCATCACAAAAAGATGCACGAGCACCACAAAGCTATGTGCGCTGGCGGTCACATGGCTGATGGTGGTAAGGTTATCGACCGTTTTGAAACTAAGACAACCTTAAAGCCTAAGATTGACGTAAAAGATAAAGTGCATCAAGCTAAGCAGGTTAAATCTTTCAGCACCAAGACTGGTGGCGTAGAAGGATTGGGTTACCGTAAAGGTGGTCACCTCAAGAAGTATGCTAAAGGCGGTACTGTTTCTGACAATACAGCAAAGCGTTACTTGAATGATATGCGTGATGGCGCAAAAATGCCTACCAAAAAGGCTGGAACTGGCTCAATCAAAGAAGGTGTAGCTGGTTACAAACACGGTGGTCACGTAGCTCATCACAAGCATCATTCAGTTCATGAGGCTCATGGTGGTCACGTATCTCACCACAAACACTCTGTAAAACACCACGAACATGGTGGTCATGTATCCCACAAGGAACACATGGCTCATGGCGGTCATGCGCATAAAGTGCACACGACTAAGGTGTCCACTGCTAAAAAGCGCGGTGGCAAGTGTAATTACTAAAAATGCGGGGGAGCTAGCCTCCCCTCATTTTTAAATTTTGGAGAGATATAATGAGCAATGGAATTGTTTCATCTGTAACGCGTAATGGCGCGTACGAACCATTTGATCTTCAAGTGGGTCGAGGTCAGATTTTAGGTCATCAAGGTATTAACATTTTTGGATACAGCACTGCAATTGGCAACGTAGAGCAAGCTATATGGGAAGGTTCCACAACAGGTGGTAATGATTACGTTTTCCCGACAAGTTCTGCACAGTTACAATTGGTGAGTACAAGCGCGTCAGATGGAACATCTTTATCTGTTCAAATTTTAGGCTTGGACATTAATTTTAATCCAATCACAGAAGTGATTGCGTTGAACGGTACAACTACTGTTACATCAGTTAATTCATATTACCGAGTAAATGGATTGTATGTTACAAACGGTACAAACGTCGGAACAATTAAAGCTACTCAAGGTTCATCCACCATTTATGCTCAAATCAATCCTGGTATCGGTATGACTCAAATGGCAGTTTACACAGTGCCAGCGGGATACACTTTTTTCCGCGCCAATACCGAAGTCAATTCCAGCTTTTCTGGCTCTAATTTCGCAACAGTACGTGAGCAGATTACCTATAACTTAACGGCTACACGAAGCGTTGATGGATATTCATTTACTCACAAGGGTAATACTATCGCGGTTCAACAATTGATTGTTAATTCTGGTCAAAGTTATCCTGCTCAAGTTCCATTTGGTAATCCAAGTGGAGCTGACATTAAGTGGCAAGCTCAAACCAGCGGGGGTGGCGTAAATGGCGCGCTTTCTATCAGTATTTTCGGTTATCTTATTCAAAGTAATAACTCTCTCACTCAGTCTGGATTCTAATTATGCCGCTAATTAAATCAAAATCTAAAGTTGCTTTTGGTAAAAACATAGCGACCGAGATTAAAGCGGGTAAACCGCAAAAGCAAGCGGTAGCAATTGCGTACTCTGAAAAACGCGCTGCCTCAAAAAAGATTGGCGGAGTTTTGACTACAAAGGCTCGCAAGGCTCTCCCTAAGTCTGAATTCGGCTTACCAGCGCAACGTAAATACCCTATGCCAGATAAGGCTCATGCTGGTAATGCAAAAGCACGAGCAAGTCAAGCGGTTAAAGCTGGAAAATTGTCAAAGTCAAGCGAAGCAAAGATTGACGCAAAGGCAAATAAGATTCTAGCAAAGAAAACTGGCGGTAAGGTTAAGAAAATAGCGGGGTGGTAAATGGCCAAAGCTGGTCTTTACGCTAACATTCATGCTAAGCAGGAACGCATCAAGCATGGTTCAGGAGAACACATGCGTAAAGTGGGATCTAAAGGCGCGCCCACTGCTCAAGCATTTATAGATTCCGCAAAGACCGCTAAAAAGGCAAAAGGCGGTGATGTAAACCTATCAGTAAAAAAGGGTGAAAAGCTGCCAGTTAGTAAGGGCGCAGGCTTAACCCAAAAAGGTAGGGATAAATTCAACCGCGCTACTGGTAGTCATTTAAAGGCTCCAGCGCCACATCCTAAAACTGAATCAGATTCTAAAAGACGTAAGTCTTTTTGCGCACGCATGTCGGGTATGCCTGGACCAATGAAAGATGAAAAAGGCAGACCAACTCGTAAGGCGGCAAGTTTAAAAAGGTGGAACTGCGCTGAAGGCGGTAAAATAAAAAAGCACAATATTAAAGGATGGTAACTCATGTCCACCTCAGGAACCGTAGGTCAAACAGTAGTTAGCGTTCAGGATCTTATAGATCATGGCGCTAGACGCGCGGGTAAACTCGCCGAGGAATTGACTAATGAGCAGGTAAACGCTGCAAAAACCAGCTTATATTACTTGCTTTCTAGTTTGACTAATTGGGGTATCAATTATTGGGCTATCAATAAGCTGGTTATTGGCTTAATTCCTGACCAGACTTATTACTACTTACCAGTCGGCACTGTTGACGTATTGAACGCGAACTATCGCACAACGACTAATATTACTCAAGGTTATTACAGTACGTCTGGCGTCGCAGCTAATGCTTTTGATGGCGTTGGGCAAAGTGTCTGCCAACTTACCACTAATACTGGAGCAATCGGTATTAGCGGTGGCTCAGGTAATCCGCTTTATATTAACACTGTAGGTATTCTTTCTGCAGTTACTGGTTCGGTTACTATTGAGATTCAGGCTTCCGCTGACGGAATAACATGGAACAATGTTTATTCTCCTGGCACTGTGAATTGGGTATCTGGTCAATGGTTATATTACGACCTACCAGAAACTGAAACTGTTCCGTATTGGAGAATTCAGCAGGTATCTGGTATTGACATGGGAGTATACCAAGTTCAATTCGGAACTCTACCTGTGGCAATCCCTATGGCACGTATGAACAGGGATGATTACTCAAACCTGCCTAACCGTCAGTTCCAGAATGAGCGTCCACTGCAATATTGGTTTAACCGCACCATTCCTCAACCTAATATGGAAGTCTGGCCAGTGCCGAACTCCATTCAACCTCAGATTGAGTTATGGCTCAACCGCTATATTCAAGACGTAGGTGATTTGAACGGTCAAATTGAGATTCCTCAGTACATGTACTTAGCGATTCAATGGGGACTGTCTCACCAAATGGCTTGCGAACTACCTCAGGTGGATCCAGGACGCATAACCTATTGCGAACAGCAATACGAAAAGCACCTCTTGATGGCTCAAAATGAGAACCGCGATAAGTCGCCTATCTATTTTGCACCTAATATTTCTCCGTACACAAGGTAAGCTATGCCAAAATGGCTTGACACTCGGGGAAATAACGTAATCAGCGTTTTCATCTGTGATAGATGCAAAATGAAGCGTCCTTACGCTGATATGCGACCCGATGGCAACATTCCAGCTATCAAAGTATGTTCAGAATCATGTAGCGATCAGTTTGACCCTTATCGGTTACCTGCTCGTCAACCTGAAAAAATAACAATCCGATTTCCGCGCCCAGATACTGACATTGCGGTTTATAATGACGCTATTACGACTGATCCAAACGTCGTAAATACACCAAACAATGTAACGCAAGGGACTGAAGGTGAATACGGTATTGCTCCTGAAACATCAGAAGACCCATTAACGGGAAATTTAGACAATTTATCACCATGAACAATTCATTCGTTTATTCTTGGTCAGATAGAAGCACTTCTAAAGTTTACGTAGGAGTGCATAAAGGTCATGAGGATGACGGTTACGTCTGTTCCTCTAAGCGTATGCTCAAAGAGTATAAAGAAAGACCAGAAGATTTTACTCGGCAAATCATTGCTAAAGGTATTTGGGAAGACTGTATTGTTCTTGAAAAGAAAATCAATCAACAACTTATAAAAGACATTGATTCAACCTATAATAGACATGCTTTTCCAGCTATTGTTAACGATGAAGAAACTTTAAAACTAATTGGTAAAAAAGTTTCAATATCAAGTAAGGGTAAAACTAGACCTGCTTATATAGGTGAAGCCATTTCAAAAGCTAAAAAAGGGGTTAAACTTTCTAAAGAACATTGCCAAGCATTAAGTGTTGCTCAAACAGGTAGAAAAGATTCACCTGAACGAATAGCAAAAAGAGCTTTGTCTTTAAAAGGTATAAATAAATCTCCTAAATCAAAAGAACATGTAGCTAAAATAAAAGAATCTATGGCGACTTTATGGCTGAATCCTGAATATAGAAAAATGATGCTCAACGCGAGATCTAAGAAAGCGCAATAATCATGAATGTTAGAATTAGCCAACTCCCTGTCATCCCTTCTCCAATTACTGGTGCAGAACTTGTCCCTGTAGTTCAAAATGGGCAGACCTATCAAGCTACTGTTACTGACTTAGTTAGTTCACCTTCTCAGGCTCAAACATTCCTGACCGTAAACAATGAACCAACATTGCCTAACAGTCGTTATTTTGGCACTGGAGTTGGAATCGGTATTACTGACACTGGTGCGCAAGGTAAGTTCTCAATATATTTGAACGGAACTTCTGGCTCACTTGAGACCGCAGGTTACGGATTAGTAGCAAAGACCGCTGCAAACACAATCGTAGCTCGCACATTCGCTACTAGCGGTGCTGGTTTGAATATTGCTAACGGTAATGGTGTTTCAGGTAATCCAACTTTAACCGTAACAGGGCTTCTCTACTCCCTTGCCAATCTCGGTGGCACTGGGCTATTATTTTCAAACGGATCCGCTCTGAGTCCTCTGAGCATTGCAGGGACTACAAATCAAATTAGCGTAGCTAGTGGTAACGGTGTTAGCGGTAATCCGACTATTTCTTTTGCTAATGACGCGATATTTCCTGGCAATGCGGGTATTACTGTACCGAACGGAACTACGTCACAAAGACCTGTTTCACCTAACCTCGGTCAAGTTCGTTATAATACGACTACTAACCGTTTTGAGTTCTATGAATCAATCGGTTGGGTAAACATTGGTACTGGTGACGGAACTGTAACTCAAGTTAATGGTACAGCTAATCAGATTAACGTAGTAAATAATACAACTACTCCAACCGTTAGTATTGTAAACAATCCCACATTGCCAGGAACTGGCTTTGTTCAATTACCTTCAGGCACTACTGCCCAACGCGGTGGTCCTACTTACGGTGCTTTACGTTACAATACTGACACAGGTGGTTTAGAGGCTTACACTCAAGCTACAGGCTGGGGTGCGATTATTTCTGGGTCTGGCGTCGCTACATTCAGCGCAGGTTCAACTGGATTAACTCCAGCCACCCCTATGTCTGGTGGTATCGTATTAGGTGGAATCTTGAATCCAGCTAGCGGTGGAACTGGTGTAAATAATGGTGCTTATACTATCACCTTAGGCGGTAATGTTTCCACAGCTGGCGCGTTTACTACGTCTGGCGCATACGCTATGACGTTAGCAGCGACTGCCTCTACTAGCGTGACATTGCCAACTACAGGAACATTAGCTACGTTAGCCAACGCTGAGACATTCACCAATAAGTCAATGTCTGGTTCTGCTAATACCTTCACTAATATTCCTAATTCAGCTCTGACAAATAACTCCGTAACTTATAACGGTGTCACCGTTGCGCTTGGCGGATCTGGAACAATCACAGCATCAACCACTTCAACGCTGACTATTGGCACAGGATTGAGCGGTGGATCATTTAACGGTTCTAGCCCAGTAACAATCGCCAATACTGGTGTATTGAGCTTTTCAGCTGGAACTACAGGCTTAACACCGAACACTGCTACGACTGGCGCAGTAACATTAGCTGGAACATTAGCCATTGCCAATGGCGGTACTGGTTTGACTGCGACTCCAACTAATGGTCAAATTGACATTGGTAACGGAACAGGCTTCACACGCACGACAATTACTGCGGGCACAGGTATCACCATTACCAACGGAGCGGGTTCAATTACTCCTTCTATTACTGCTACGGGAGTAACTGCTGGCTCTTACGGTTCATCTGCTGTTATTCCAGTGTTGACTGTAAATGCTCAAGGTCAAATCACTAGCATTTCCACTCAAGCTACCAACGCGCCTGCGTATCAAGGCACATGGAATGCTAACACAAACAGTCCTACATTGACTTCAAGCGTAGGCACTGCGGGTTATTACTACGTCGTAACGACTGCTGGTAACACAACTTTGAACGGTGTTTCAGGCTGGAACATTGGTGACTGGGCTATTTTCAGTAATGGTGCATGGCAGAAGATTCCTGGCTCAACCACTGAATCATTCACAAACCTGATTACAACCAACTTGCAAGTAGGTGGTTTAACTGGCTTTGTTTACGCTAATAACACTACTGGATATGCTACTGCAGCTACCAATGCGCAGCTTTTAACCCTGCTCGGTACTACTCCAGTAGCTAACGGTGGTACTGGTTTGACTAGCTTGACCGCTGGTTCAATGGTTTACGGCAACGGTACATCTGCCTATAACACTCTAGCTATTGGTTCTGCGAATCAAGTTATGACTGTGAATGCAGGTGGAACAGCCCCTGTATGGACAACTTTATCTGGCGTTGCGGTAACGACCTTTAGTGGTGGCACAACTGGCTTGACCCCTTCTACTGCTACTTCAGGTGCTGTCACCCTCGCAGGAACTTTAGTCGTAGCGAATGGCGGTACTGGATTAACCAGTTTGACAGCGGGTTATATTCCTTACGGCAACGGCACAAGCGCACTTAATAACTCTTCAACATTTACTTTTGACGGCACTAACCTCAATGCTCCGAACAGTGTCACCACTGGTGGTCATTATTCAAAGAGCACATTCGGTGGAACCTATACAGATGGTATCGTTTTAGACTACTCGACTGGTAACGGTCGTATCAGCGTCGGTACTGCAGACGGAATCACCTTTTACAACGGTGGCGTAGCAAGCACCTCACTCGCTGCTATTTCTTCAGCTGGAAACCTATCCGCAATCGGAACTGGAACATTCACCAACGGTGTTGGCGGTGGAAATTTTTAATTATATGGATTTGAAGCTATAATTTCACAAAGGATTTAATTATGCCACAAAGCGGATTTACCCCACTACAAATTTATTCCAGTTCAACCACTGGTAATACTCCTTCAGCCTCGAATCTGATTAACTCCACTCAAGGTGCTGAGTTAGCGATTAACATTACTGACGGTAAATTGTTTTATAAAGATAACTCTGGTGTAGTTCAGATCCTTGCTTCAAAGGCTGGAAACATCAACGTATCTTCTTTGAGCTTTGGTACAACTGGTTTAACTCCTAGCACAGCGACTACAGGTGCAATTACTGTTGCAGGTACATTGAACGTAGCGAACGGTGGTACTGGTCTTACATCTTTGACCGCTGGGTATATTCCTTACGGAAATGGTACAAGTGCATTTGCAAATTCTTCCAACTTAACATTTGACGGGACAAATTTAACTTTAGGTAACGCAGGTTCAGCCAGATTTGGCTGGAATAACTCTGGAAATTACTACAACTGGATTGAATCTGGCGGGGTTGTTGGCAATAATTACATGCGGTTTGCTGTTGCAAACACCGAATGGATGCGTATTACTTCTGCTGGTAATGTAGGTATTGGAGTTGTTCCTAGTGCTTGGGGCTTATCTGGTGGAACAGCATTACAAATTACTGGTGGTGCTCTAGCTTCCTATGGATCTTCAAACTTAGATTTACCCCAAAACAGTTATTTCAACGGAACTAACTGGATTTATACCAACAATGGCTACGCTTCAATGTATCAACAATCAGGTGGCACTCATTATTGGTATGTAGCTTCTTCTGGTACTGCTGGTGGTACTGCTACTGGTCTAGCTACTGCTTCAATGACTTTAAATAATAGCGGTTATTTAGGTATTGGTACTTCTAGCCCAGCATATCCTTTGGATGTAGCAGG